ATCGCAGTGGTGGGTTTTCCCTTCACGTCAGCACGAGGAAGATCAGTAGCGTAGTTGGAGATCAACTTTGCCATGCCGGTCTTGTCATAGCTGTAATAGGTAATGGTCTCGGCGCCGGGATCAACCTCGCTAGAAATCGGGAAGATAGACAGCGCGGTGAGCTCTGGATACTCAACATCATAGCTCTGAGACTTGATGTAATCAAGCTCACGAGCAAAAAAAACAGAGGCATCCTCGGCGGAATCAAACCTCATGCTAGGGGTTCCGGTCAGTGCAGCGGGGATGCTTGAGGCCATCAGAGCCTCATAATCCGCGCTGTCATATCTGATTTCCTTGGTGTCTTTCATCTCAAAATTCCTCCTTCGTTTTCAGGCTTAACCCAGCAGGTCAATCGGGGCAATCCCATTCGAGGCGCCTCCGATAAACTTGGCGTTGAGCTTGATGGTAGTGGTGGTGGTGCTGGGGGATTCTCCGGTGGTCTGCTCGCTGTCATAAAACAGACCAGCATCATCACCGATGGACAGATAGACATCATCACCGTAGCTCGGCGCAACATCTTCTGCCAGTCGGACCCAAATTCTGCCCTTTCTGAGAATTCCAACACTCTGACTATTTGCCAGAGCAATAACACCGTCGAGATCATGCTGCTGACTGAACCCGTTGACAGCGATTCCCTCAAATTTTGCGAGGGTGGAGCTGGACGTGGGAATGGCAACATTGGTTCCGGGAGTCGATCCCTGCACAACGCCCATGCCGAATTTCAAGGCGCCATCTGCGGCTTCGTTGAGCCTGCTATCAATGGTGTAATCGGTCAGGTCAAAAAGCCCTCCAGCAAAACCTTTCGGGGTGGAATAGCTGTAAGTCTTCTGTACGCTCATTACTTGATGCCTCCATTCTTGGTCATCTTTTCGATCATCCGCTTACGGGATTCCGACGCGGAGCTGGTGATAGTTGCAGGAGCTTTTGCGGAATCCGCATTGAACATCTGCTTGCGCTGGTAATTGGTATCCTTCCGACTGTTGACCTCTGCCATCGACATGTCAAAGGCGGCGTTGATGTAGCTTTCGCTTTTTCCGTCAAGCCGCATTCCCGGTTTTACCTTACTGATGATGGACTTCTTAGCGTCCATGATGCCCATGGCATCTAGTCCGTCGATGTTGAGCTGATCTCCGATTCTGGCGAGCTTAACACGTTCACGCACAAGAGCATCCACGCTGTCCGCGTTCATTGCACCAGACTTGCTTTCATCTCCATCCTCATTGGCGGGAGGTTCCTTGGTAATGTCCTCGCTGTCCTTTTTGGTTCCTTCCTTGAGGGCGTCGATCATCCCGAGCAGCGCGTCGATATCCTCGTCCTGCTGAGAGATTACCTTCATGGCTTCGTCGAGATTCTTGGGGGTCCCATCCGAATCACGCTGGTCACGTCGCTCTCTGACTTTTTTGCACGGATCCCCGTCGCCGTCAGTGTTCTTGCACTCTCCAGCAGAATCAGGATTCTCTACGGCGGTGTCCTTCGGATCGGCCTTGGTTTCTCCTTCATCGCCCTTCTCCTTCGCGTCGAGTCGTGCATCCTTCCGAGCCTTGAACTTCTCAACAGCTTCGGAAAGCTGCTCAGGGGTGATTCCATTGGTTTCTGCCATCGTGACTTCTCCTTTCAAAATTTCGTCGTCGTCCGAATCAATATTCAGACGCGCTTGATCCCCTGCCCTCGCCTTTTTGACGATTGCAAGGTGATTTACGCGGATATTCGTCTGGATCGCGTCGTAGGGCTGTCCATTCCATACACCTGGAGTTTCAATACTCTCAAGGTTGTACCCGAGGGAGAGCTCCTTCAGGTCCGCGTCCTTCATTGCGTCGGTGTCATGTATGATAATTTTTGCCCGGACGTTTTCTCCGTCCTGATATCCTTTGGACAGGATCGTACCCACATGATACTGATCCACGTTGTCCTTATCGACCGCTCCTGCCTTGTGCGTGATGATGATCGGCTTTCCTTCATATGAGGCAAGGCTTTCAGGATCAAAAACATGCTCAGGCAGCCGAAGTTCCCTCCTAACCGTGCCGTCAGGCTTTCGGTATTCGAAGATTCCCGTTGTGGTGACGATAGGCTGGTCAACGAGATATCCTTCTTCGGTGTAATAGGTCTTGTCAATCGGGATGCTGTCAAGGCGCATGGAGCGTTCGAGCTTTAGAAATTCCACCATCCTCCACCTCCTTTGCAGATTTTCTTCATTCTTGGAATTCCTCCTTTCTCCGGGGAGTTGAAGCAATCATCACAGGAGCTTTTTCATTCAACCGCCCCCTTCTTCGTACCATGGCAGCTTGATGCTTTCTATGTTGAATACAGGGAGTGCCACACACCTGCACTCATAATCTTCTCCGGGATGGCACCGCCGCCCGGTTTTGAGGTCAACAACAGGAGGATCGTTCCAGCGAAATCGTTTTCGGTTCAGGTCCTTGTGGCGCTCCCGAACGCGGGAATCACCCGAGGTTGACCAGATATACTCGTCAACTCCTGCGTCCTCTTGTTGCTGCTTGCCCATATCTCCGTTGAGCTTTGCAATTTGATCACGTGCGATCAGTCTTGCGTGTCGCTTCTCAATGCTGTATTCCCTCTGAATTTGTTTGATGATGAAGGTCGTGGTCTTTCCGGATGTATAACCGCCCTGAACGAGATCCTTCATCTTTCGCAGAGTATCTTTTGGGATTGTGCTAATTAGGCTGACATTCTTATCGACCCATTGCTCCATTGCGGATCGATAAAATTCTCCGAGATAATAGTCATCGAGCAGGTCGATACCGAGGGTGGATTTCACGGCCTTCTTCCACTCTTTGACCGAGAGCTTTCTTGTCATGTTCGCCATTAAGCCGATCTTCTGACGCAGGCCGAAAGCTTCTACCCTTTTCTCAACATCCGCATTCATCTTCATGAATGCTTGCTGAACAATTGCCATCAGATCGTTCATGTCATCGGTGCGTTGATTAGCCAGTTTCTCCCGCTTGGCAGCCTCCTTGATTGCTGGGATGTTTTCCTTGAGGGTCTGGCTTAGAATTCGCATATAAGCGTCTGTGATCCTCTGATACTCCCTCTCTACCCCCAACGGATAGATTGGTTTCGTCTTACAGATAAGCCGCTGGTGTCCTCTGAATTTCTTCCTAAGTGCCTTTTGAGACGGACTTTGGTAAAGGGTATCCAAAAAATCACCCCACAGAAAAAGGGTCGCCGTTTGGCGACCCATATACGGAATTTTGATATCATTTTTTACGGAGGGAGGTTTCTAGCTCATGAAGTCTTATTTCCAGTAGATCCTCCAAACAGTAGGAGAGATTCAAAGCGTCTTCAACGTTGGAGCACTCCACTTCATGTGAAATTGCACTCGCAAGAGATTTCAGTTCTCTCAGGCGAATGGCACAGCCTTCGATGTCGATTCGATTCATGTTATGCCTCCTTCTCAAATATGGCGAGGCTTTCCATGAGCTCAAGGAAGTCCACTTGTCATCGGGGAGTCTCCCTATTTAAATCTACCACGTTGCAAAACTGGAATCAATTCGACAAACCAACAGAAAAGGACGGAAGATTTCTCTCCCATCCTTTTTTGTGAGATAGAAGGGGCCTAATATCAACTGGATTGCCCCTGTGAGTCCCTAGATTTGTCCGTTGTATGTTTGGTGGGAATGGAAAGGTTTTCATGGGAAAACATCATATAGCCTGTTTAAGTGGGCACATCACTACTCAACGATCTCAAAACCGTCTGATTCGCAGGGGGTTCTGTCACCCTTCTAATATCCTGATGCTCTCGATGTCGTGTTCCCAGACGATAATCATTTCGCCATCGTCTCCAGCAAAGCATAGGGAGCTTTCATCATACTCATCATTGTCGTATGCCGATTCATATACATCGACAAAGCCGGTGTGCGTGTTTCCTTCTTTATCGACATACTCAATTCTGCGCTGATCGCTATTGACCATTGTTTCTTGAATTTCTTCAATACTCATTTGCTTCCTCCTTTGGGGCTAGCTGGTACTATGTGCGCCCCGTCCTTGGCATAGTGGATTGTTCCACGACGGGTCTCCGATTCCTTGCCATTCATACTCGTATGCACTCCAATGGGCGATGTGTGCTCAAAAGTTTCTTTGAACTGACCGTTGAGCGAATAGATGTGGCCCTTTCCAGAATACTTCGTTATGAGCGCCTGAACCTCCGAATCGCTGACCGTGACAACACTAACTTTTTTCCCTTGAGCTATTGCCTTTTGGTAGGATGTAGAGCCTTTCGTGTGTTTTCTCTGCTTCTTACTATTCAGTTTGGTGCTAACGCGCCCGTTGGTGATAGCATCTTCCAAATCTTTGACAGGACCAGACGGAGCGGATCCACCGATCTGTCCGGGGACTCCACTATGTCCATGGTTTCCAGATCCTGGACCTCCATCTTCGTTGATGACTTTTTCTTTCATCGTATCTTTTGGGTTTTCCGGTGTCAATAGGTTTGACAGGGAATATTTTATTGATTCTGCAAAAGGTTCAAATGCCATTCCTTTATCGATCCATTCAAGGACAATCTCCGGCTCAAGGAACTTCGCCATAGACATTTCCTTTCCGTCTGCGGTTGCAGTACCGGTGTAGGAATTGCACAGAAATTGATAAGTCGCACCATACTCAGGAGCCAGACCGTTGAGTTGTCCGAGAGGAATCAATTCGTTAGGGGTGATACCGAACTCCTCCTGCGATTCGCGGATTGCTGCCTGCTCAGGGGTTTCCCCTTTCTCAATATGTCCGCCGGGTCCACACAGTTTCCCGTTATCGAGACGTAAACCTGTCAGGATTCGTCCGTTGTCGATCACTAGGACTCCTACGCTCCCACATCCTTGCGGCTGTTCTGTGGCATTTTCCTCGTTCTCAGAGATATCGTCCGTTTTGAGCGAATCGCTTTGTTCTTCGCCGCCTGGGGTCTTTTGTTCTTCGATATCCTTATCAACAGCTTCCTTATTCTCTGCTTCCTGACCCTCTTGGATCTCCTCGCCTTTTTCTTCTTCCTGTGTCAGAAGATCATCGAGATCGCCGGATTCGTCGTCGATCAATTCCTGAATGGAAAAACCCTCTTCCCTCTTGAGTCCTTCTCTGACTTCTTGAGGATCGAGGGCCTGCATGTCAACATATATTTGTGCAGTTTGTGCTTTGACCATTTCTGTGTCAGCCTTGGTCTTATCAACATTTGCTTGCTCTGTTTCGCTGAGACTCCAGAGCGGGTTAAATTTGAGCTTGTACTTGGGAATCTCCTTGAGATCGCCGGAGGCTACTCCGGACTGATAAATAACATCGAGCAGCCTTGCGGTGTTTCTCTTGAGCATGAGCCGCTGTATCCGCTCGATGTAGTTGTAGTAGTTTTCGAAATCGCTTTCACCTGTGGAATTCATACCGGCAGGAGAGCGTCCGAATAAAATTGTCTGTG